CCATTACCACCTGAAATCGAAACAATAGGTGGTTCTTGATAATCAAAGCCACTATCGACAATTTCAATTCTCTCTAACTGTCCCTTTACGTTTACAATACCAGTTGCCCCAACTCCTACACTATCATTAATTCTTAAAACTGGTGGGTTGATGATGTCATATCCACTACCACTATTGACAACATTAAGACTCTTAATGGGACCATAGTTTATCTTATTTTGTGATTTGTAGTTGAGAATTTCTACACCATTATTAAGAATACCAATATAACCAGGATTGGTAGTGTACTCACCACTTTTGTTTACAGGAGGTAAAATACTTCTGTAAATACTTTGTGGTTGGAAAGTTTTATTGTAGAAATTATAGTATGTAAAATTGACTCCAACAACAGACCCACTCAATGAAACAAAAATATCACTGAAAAGATTTGACCTACTTCTTGAAAGTTTGATGTTTAAACTATCAACTCTCTTAACATAATATACACCTTCTTCAACACCATCAAAAGTACTTACAACTTCTGTAAAAATTTTATTTCCATCAATATCAAAAGATACTTGTGTACTCACACCTTGAGTGAAGTATACAGAGTCACCAGTGTAAAAACCATGATCACCACTACTCACTAATTGAATAGTGTTATTGGTTGCAGAACCAGTGAAATCAATACTTCTATTATAAGGATTTGTCTCAATATTATTATATGTGGGAATAGAATTAGATGCTACTAAAATATCATCATCAAAATTACTATAGGTATTCTGAACATTAGTGATTATATCACTCAGATAAGGATACTTTGAACTATTAACCTTTAACAGTTGGTTTTGTATCAAATAATCTTTTGTGATATCAAGAGATGAATTCATCCTGACAGTAAATGATGTGGCAGATAGAACATTACCTACAACACCTTTAAACTGACTACCATCAGTATCAGTCATTACAATTTGATTCCCTGCATGTAATGGGTGATCATTCTTAATTGATACTGAATATGTCTTTGATGTCAGATCTAAAACTGTAAGTTTTATGACTTCCCAAGATAACTTGGCATTCAAAATCCAATTTTTTGTGTGTTCATTATCTTTCGTAATACCAATAGACTGTACCTTAATGATATCATCTTTCTTGAGTGAATGATTATTACCATTAAAATCAATATCCTTTAATGCGCTTGATATTCTGACCTCAATTTTTCTTCCACTTTCTTGGTCATAAGCATAAGAAGTATCAAATAAACTAATATCTTTAGCCTCAGGTATAGGTTTTCCCTGACCTTCTATAACAACATTGAAAAATTGATTATCATTTTTACCATTATATGTTAAAGATACACTTTCTCCATCGATATCGATTGTATCTAACCTACCTGATTGTGGGAAACCAATAGTAGAGTCTACATCAATAAACGTTTGACCAATACCAATTTTATTAATAACCTTTGTCTTGGGACAAGGAACAAACTTACTGAAGATACTACCAATTACATCAATATCTCTTCGATATCCATAATCGATACTAATTTGATAAAACTCTGTATTGTTGTAAACTACAGGAATGACATTACTAACAGTTCCTCTTGCCCCACTGGAGTCTTGGAAAAGAGTTCTATTCTTTAAATCAAACGGATCTCCAAGATATCTCTCTACAATAATATCATTTGTGACTTTATAATTTGCATTAGAAGGTCTGATCAGATATTCTGAAGGTCTAATGACTTCTACATCTTCACCATAAAGGGCTCTGAATAGAATCTCAAATGATTTATCAGTACCTTTTGACTTATAAAAACTGTCTCCACCTAAAATAAAATTCTCTTGGTTTAAATCACCATATAAAGTTCTATCTTCAAACCCAGGAACTACCTGTCTTTTTAACTTGTATAAGAACTGTTGTAAAAATAATACATTTAAGTTACTAATCTCTACACCTTTAGTATGTGTATCAACTTCAGATGTACTAAAAACTAATTCATCAGGTCTATTACTTCCTTCATAAGAAGTGACAGCACTAAAACCCCTACTACAATTCTCAAAGGTTCTATCCGTCTTATACTCATAATAAATGATTTCTCCATCAATTTGAATTAAACCATCTCTATTAGGAAAACCTTCAGTAAAGTTTCCTGATTGATCTGTCTGAATTGTAGTATCAGTATATGATACGTTTGCACCAAGAACAGTTGTCGTTTTGAGATTAGTTAATTCTCCAACCTTCACATATTGGTCGATATTTTGAATCAAATCAAGAGTTCCACTCTTGATTTCTTGAGATAGATAATACTGTTTTAGAAAATCTACCAAAAGAGGATAATCATCCCTAACAAAGTCAGGAACTTGACTCTCAACGATATTCTGAAATTTGATTCTATCTATTGACATTCTTTAACTTCTGATGAGAGATCCGTTTGTGTAACTGGAAGATACTATGTAATTTGTTCCCGAAATATCATTACCAGACGAAATGTTATCTGAGATAACACTTACAGTGGATTTATTTGTATCCAACTGTAGGTAAAGATCCTGATATCCAAGTACATCATTTGAATATGGTGAGGTTGATATTTCAATCAATGAAATAGGTCTATTCACAGAGGTCGATATAATGTTGATTGGGTTTAATTTAATTTCTCCCTTTACATAATCAATAGTACCAATTGACTTTTTCAAAATCACAGGTTCGGTAGGAGAATTCAATTTAAACAAGAATATAGTTCCTGTCTTTAGATTATTATTTGGTTTATCACTGAGATAAACTGTATCACTGATTCCACTAACCTTAAATCCTGATGACTTAATGTTGTAACCTTCTTCACTCTTAATGTGGAAACGATTTCCGTAACAAATTTCGTATTCAGTAAAACTATTTAACACAGGTTCCAGATCTCTTCTCATGATAACTGTGGTTATGTTTGAGGTGATAGAAGAATGAGTATCATCAATAATTTTCTGGAATTTACTATATTTAAATCTTGCACCAAACATATTGAGTCCCTTAGACTCAGAATACAGTTCAATGTTCGATGTCATCATTGTTTTAAGATAATCCACAGATGGTGCTAGGTCAGTATTATAATATGCTTTAACATCTGTCTCAATATAAAGGTATTTGAGATCAGTGATAACTGGAACAATTCCAACAACTGAATATTTCTTCAAGTCATTAACAAGGTTCTCTTTAATATTATCTGAAAGATATACACCATTCTCTGGTTTTACACTAATAAAGACTTTACCATAAGATGGAGGTGTCAATACTTCTCCACCAAAAGCAGAAACAGATTCGGTTTCTGGATAAAGTCTTGGAACAATTGCTTCGTAATCTGATGCAGTAACAGCTCTATTTTGTGATGCGTAGATCTGACTTGAGTATTTTTTAACAGATTGTGTAGACTCAATCTCTTTTCCACCATAAGATGGAGTGTTAGTAGTAATCAGTGAGATACCAGTAGTAACAGAAATACCATTATTGGTAACCAAACTACCACTAAATCTAAACTTATCAAGGTTATTTGCTTCAGGTCCAGAACAAACTGCGTAGTTAACAACGATATAGTTTGGTTCCTCTAACTTTCTACCAAAAATACCATCACCAAATAAGATCTCATATCTCTCATCAGATATCTCTTGTAGGAAATATATTGACGATAGACTATCAACATCAAACAGACTATCTGCTTGATTAAACTTTCTTGTAATTGTAGACGACTCAGAGTTCTTTACTGTTACTCTTATCAGGTCAGTATCAATACCTGGATTAGAAAGAACAAACTTCTGATCGGGAAGTCTAGAACTTACAGTAAATGATTGTGTGAGATATGTACCTTCGTAGACATCAATATTATTAAACCTAGCAAAACCAGTAGAGTCAATTGGAACAGTAATGTCGTCTGTAATAATGAATGAGTAACTTTCGTTAGAAAATCTTACACTAGTTGTAACTGTAATACCTGCCTTGAGTGTAATTGATGAAGCAGATATGTTTCTTGCATCAACATTAAAACTAATATTTGCCTTTGATGCTTTTCTTGATCTTGGTAAGTATCCAATATTTCTTGCAAGTGATACAACGTTCTCTCTTAACGTTGCACTATCAAGAAATACTTCATTTGTCACCATGTTGGCGTTATATGAAGTGATGTATGTGTTATAAGCTAACACATCGATAATTGTTGAAAGGTTAGACCCTTCAAAATCATAATCAGTAAAGTTCGAGTTCGCCTTAAGGTAATCCTTAATCGAAGTCTTTATCTGATCAAAGTCTAAGTTACTGAAGTTGACTAAAGGCATTTACCTAGTGGGTTCTAATGCTAACGTTAATTCCTGTGCTGGAACATCTATACCAACAATCTCATATTGAATGCTACAATCCATAGCACCCTCATCATAGTTTGGTTTGACTATAACTTCAATGATCCTAACTCTTGGTTCGTAGTTTTCAATTGTTAATATAATCTCATCACGAATCACACTGGCAGTCTGTTTATCAATATTCTCAAAAAGAAGATCGCTGACACCTGATCCTAAGTTTGGTGCAAATGGTCTTTCACCTCTTTTTGTAAGGATTAAGTTACGAACAGATCTTGCAATTGCAGTTTCATTTTTAATTGCAATCAAATCAGTATTCAGAGGGTTAATCTGAAATGAGGCACTGATGTCTTTAAATCCTTGACTAACCCTTTGGACTGGCACAGTAATACAGGAATACTGTCATTATTTAGACAGTATTTTCAGAATTCGTTTAAGACTTGTTGACCACATTTACACACATGATCAGGATGTGAACAATCTTCTGTGGTCTCAAAGAAACCATCTTCATTGATCAGTTTCTTTTTCTTTGGTGTGAGATTGTCATTATTAATCTCACGAAGCATATTGTCTTGATTATTTTCCATTTACAATGAATCCCTTACGACGATAGTCTTTATCATCTATGTAGGTATAACCACAAGATTCGTCTAACTCTGGAACCTTTTGATCTTTCCATACAGGAATTGCTATCGTGTTGTTATGTCTGAAATCTGGATTCCTTCTAAGGTGAACCTCAATTAACTTACCACCAATAAATTCACAATTAATCCATTCATATCGAGTGGCAATATCAGTTAATACCTCAGGGAACTCTACAACCCTCTCTACGGTCTCCCAAAGACTCCATCGGTATGGTTTATCCATTTCATTTCTATTTCCCTTTACAATCAATTTTGGTTCCTTATTCTGGAAATCTACTGAGAGATGTTCTCCTTCAAATACTTCACACCAAAATGATCCAGGATGTATATGTTCTGTACTCTTTCTTATTTCTTCTACTCGACTATATCTACCCATCCCCATAAAATTAATTGCGGGTCGAATAACATAAAAACCAGGGTTAGGAACTTCTAGTCCAGCTGGACCACAAGTATAACCTAACACCTGGCTTAGTTGTAATTTATTATAAACCCACAGGTCTTCTGGATGTACCGAAGACCATTCATCAGACACTGTGAGATGATAACTCATTTACCTTGACCCCTATAACGCTTTTTTGGTTTATTACGAGAAGTTGCCGAAAGAAGGGTATTTACAGATCTTCCTTGACGTGTCTTCTTTGGTTTACCAGGAACATAATTTCCACCTTTCATCATTGCCATAATTTAAAATCTCCAAT